AAAGAATCAGTACATCCACAAGCTTTACCTGCTGAATTTATTGAACAGATAAGACAGAAAGAAAACTATGATGCTGAAGAGATGGATAGTGAGCTTGATATATACACTTACGTTAAGAGAGTTGATGATAATCATTTTTGGTATCAGGAATGTAAAGGAGAAAAGATACCAGGCACTGATGGTAAGTCTAAATTAGATGTATCACCTTGGATTCTTCTCAGGTTTATTCGTTGTGATGGAGAAGATCTTGGTCGTGGATATGTTTCTGAATACAAAGGCGACTTGATTAGTTTAGAAGCTTTGATGCAAGCAATCATAGAAGGTGCTGCTGCATCAGCTAAGACTTTATTCCTTGTAAATCCTAACGGTGTAACTAGAGCAGCAACCCTAGCTAAAGCTCCTAACGGTGCAATACGAGAAGGATCTGCTGCTGATATATCTGTAATGCAAGTCAACAAAGGTGCAGACTTCCAAGTATCTTTCTCTGCAATTCAAAGAATAGAATCAAGACTTGAGTATGCTTTCCTCATGGCAAGGTCTGTACAAAGAGATGCTGAAAGAGTAACAGCAGCAGAAGTTACCATGATGGCTAATGAATTAGAGAATAGTCTTGGCGGAATATACAGCATCCTGACTCAGGAATTTCAATTATTATATTTGAAACGTAGGATGCATATGCTTGTACGTTCTGGTAAAGCTCCTAAGTTACCTGAGAAGTTAGTTAAGCCTAAGATTGTTACAGGTGTTCAAGGTCTTGGTAGAGGTAATGATCGTAATAAGCTTGTTGAATTTATTGGAACGGTGTCGCAAGCTTTAGGTCCAGACATAATGCGTCAGTACATGAATGTAGATGAAGCCATAAAACGACTAGCAAACTCTATTGGTATTGATACTGCTAACCTAGTTAAGACACAAGAGGAGATACAGGCTGAGATGCAACAGCAGCAACAGCAGCAACTTATCCAACATCTTGGACCTGCTGCTCTTGGATCTCCTTTACTTGATCCACAAAAAAACGCTAACGCCCAACAAACTTCAGAGGAACTAAATGCCGAGCAAGAAACCTGATACAAAACCAGAAACTGACACGTCAAAAGCCGTTGTCAGTAGACTAGGAGTTAATGATGAACCAGTTCCAACAAAACCGAAAGTAGTCAAAACCAAAAATGGTAATACAATTACATATAACTAGGTAACTTATTATGGCCCAATCACAAGTTGCAGTTAGCGAAACTGCTCCAATGTCTCAAGAAGACTTACAAACTCTTGCTAAAAATGAAACAGATGACAATGGTTTAATCCTTGGCAAGTTTAAATCAGTAGAAGATTTAGCTGCTAGTTATAAAGAACTGGAGGGTAAGCTTGGTAGTCAGACTCAAGAAGAAACAGCAACAGAAGAAGCGACTACTGAGGAGACAGAAACACCAGAGTTTAATGCTAATGAATACTATGGCGAAGGTTTAGCTGAAGTATTAACTGAAGCAAATATAGATCCACAGGATATATCTAACCGCTTTGAAGAATCTGGTGAAATATCAGAAGATGATTACACCAAGTTAGAAGGTGCTGGTTTCTCCAGACAGGTGATAGATACATACCTTGATGGATTAAAAGGTGGTACTGGTGATTCTACTGAAATAGCAACAGCACAAATAGAAGGTATAAAGAACTCTGTTGGTGGTGATGATAGCTATAACAAAATGACAGCTTGGGCAGAACAAAATCTATCAGATGAAGACGGTCAGGCTTTTAATGATTTAATGGACAAAGGTAATGCTGCTCAGATTAAGATGGCAGTACAAGGACTTTATTCACAATACACAAATGCTATGGGAGTTGAACCAAACTTAGTAACAGGTAAGCCATCCACCAGTGGACCTACACCTTACAGATCAACAGCAGAAGTAGTAGCTGCTATGTCAGATAAACGTTATGGTAAAGACGTTGCCTATACAGAAGATGTACAAAGACGTTTAGGTGATAGTGATGTATTTACTACTAGGTAATTAGCTATGCCTTACTCAAAGAAACAAATGAAGATCGCTAGAGTTGCAAAACCTAGAGATAAAATTACCAGAGAAGATCTTATGATCTTAAGAAAGAAACCTAAGAAAAATGGCAAGAGATAGTCTTAAAATAAAGAAGGTACATAAGAACCCTACTGGTGGTTTATCACAGAAGGGTAGAGACTATATAAATAAAAAAACTGGTAGTAATTTAAAAAGACCTGTTACTAAAAAATCAGGTCTTACTAAATCAGAAAAGGGTAGAAAGAAATCTTTTTGTGCAAGGATGGGAGGAGTAAAAGGACCAATGAAAAAGCCTAATGGTGAACCTACTCGTAAAGCACTTGCATTAAGAAAGTGGAATTGTAACTAAAATTTTGTTATCATTTTGATAACTTCTATAAACATTTCTCAATATCAAAGTGCCTGATGCGTCAGACAACGCTGAGAGAACGGAAGGGCTACACAGAAGTTCCAAAGTAAACACATTAATCTAAGGAGAACCTTATGGCTAACGCCACAGTTTCACGCCTTGGTTTGGTTAACAACTCTGGTACTGGTTATGATGCCTTGTTTCTCAAGGTCTTCAGTGGAGAAGTTCTGACTGCTTTCTCTGAAAATAACATTTTCAACGACAGCCTTCACAACGTCCGTACAATCAGTTCTGGTAAATCAGCACAGTTCCCTGTTACAGGTACAGCTACAGCAGCGTATCACACAGTAGGAACACCTTTAGTTGGTGCTAACCAAATCTTGGCAAATGAGAAAATCATCTCTATTGATGATCTATTAATTGCACAGTCTTTTGTTGCAAACATTGATGAGCTTAAGAATCACTATGACGTGAGAGCTATTTACGCTCAGGAATTAGGTAAGGCACTTGCTAAAACTTATGACCAGAACGTAGCTAAAGTAATCGCTAATGCTTCAAGAGCTTCAACTAACCTTACAAATGGTAATGGTGGTCTAGTAACTACTCTTGCTAACGGTAATACAGCTTCATCTGATGTTACTGGTGATGAGTTAGCAGCAGCTATCTATGACATCGCTCAAGCGTTTGATGAAAGAGACATCCCTCCAACAGATCGTTTCTGTGTTTTACCACCTGCTGAGTACTACAAGTTAGCTGAGTCTGCAACAAGAACAGTTGATGTTGATTTCAACCCAGGTGGCAACGGATCTTTTGCTTCAGGTAAAGTACAAATGGTTGCAGGTATTCCTGTAATGATGAGTAACAACGTACCTCAATCAAACGTAGGATCTAACCCAAGTGGAGCGAACAACACTTACTCAGGTGATGACAGCAAAACTATCGGTCTAGTATTCCACAAGTCAGCAGTTGGTACTGTGAAGCTTATGGATATGACAACTGAGATCTCTGGTTCTGACTACGGAATCATGTATCAAGGTACTTTGATGGTTGCTAAGTATGCTCTTGGTCACGGAATCCTCCGTCCTGAGTGTGCAGCTACAATCAAGCTATCTGCTTCTTAACTACATACAGAAGGGTACTCAGCAATGGGTACTCCTTCTTTTTTTCTTTAAGGTAAATCATGCCAAGTCACTACGATAGAGATTCTCTTAAACTTAAGAAATCTAAGGGTAAAAAAAAGAAAGGTTTGTATGCCAACATCCATGCCAAGCGTAAAAGAATCGCTGCTGGATCTGGTGAAAAGATGAGGAAACCTGGCAGCAAAGGTGCGCCAACAGCAGCAAACTTTAAACGTGCAGCTAAGACTGCTAAGAAATAATGACAACAGCAGCCACTACAGAATTAGAAAGCATCAACATTATGTTGGCTGCTATAGGAGAAGCTCCTATTAACAGTCTTACAGGTACTCTTCCTGTTGATGCTCGTCTAGCACAATCAACTCTTACAGAGGTCAATAAAGAAGTCCAATCAGAAGGCTGGTCTTTTAATACTGAAATAGATGTCACTCTTACAAGAGATGGATCTAACCATGTAGCCTTATCTACTGATACTTTAAGAATTGATCCTAATATTCATCAGCACCCTACGATTGATGCAATACAACGTGGTCTTAAGCTATACGACAGACTAAATAATAAGTATGAATTTGATGAAGATCTTATATGTACAGTCGTTTACTTTAGAACTTTTGATGAGATACCAGAACCTGCAAGAAGATACATAACAATCAAAGCTGCTCGTATCTTTGTTGATAGGTTAGTTAGTGATGATGGATTAAGAACTTATACACAACAGGATGAAATCAGAGCTAGGGCTATACTGATGGAAACAGACTTAGCAAATGGAGATCATAACCTTCTCAG